TGAAGTTGCAGAAGAATTAGCGCTGACTATATATCCGTTAGGAATAACTGATGTTCTTGTATAGTCACCATTCTTCGCTCCATCTGGTTTACCTGCGTAAAAGCTAGTTCCATCCCAACCAAATGAAGTTACGTGATAGTGAGTATTCTTGTATTTTCCATCAGTTGAATTGGACGTAAAAGACATACCTATGCAGTTCTACGCCAAAAATAGACAACAGTGTATGGTTGGATAGTGCTTGAATTTGAAGTGTTTGATTCTATTTTATATGTCATTGTATTTAATTTTTTATTGCCTGCTTGATTACTGTTGTTAAAAATTGCATATTCTGCTCCATCCTTTGCACCATCTTGCCACGAACCATCTGATTTACGTACTCTAATATTTGCATTACTACCATAATATTCATTCACTTTAATACCATATATATGGCTATGAGAATAAGAACCACCCGATGCATTAGCAGTAAATGACATACTTGTACTACCATCGTTGCCAGTACCTTCACCGACTAGAGTTCGACCTTGCCCAAAACGTTCCCATGTTCCGCCTAGGAATGTACCAGGGTTGACATTGTTGTAAGTAATATAAACTGATCCTACTGGATACATCGCACTTTTGATTGAGTTAACTAATTTATTCCAATCACGATACATAACAGTGTTACCACCGTTAACTAATATCTTAGTTGAGGATGTGTTCTCTTTGACCGAATTAATTGCTAAATCGCCATTAACGGTTAATCGGTTAGCATTATTACCATCTTGACCGAAGAAAGTAAGCGATTTTCCATCTTTGCCAAAGTTAATCAACGTATAAGTTGGTGTAACTGTAACTATTTGCCATGAGTAATCGCTCATAAATTTATCTTTAACACCGAATGCAATTTCATACGTTGTAGTTGTTGAGGTTAATAAATTACCTGCTTTGTAATCTTGATTCAATGTGTAATTGTTAGCCCACGAATTAATCTTAGTCCAACTAGTAGCGCCACTTGCTCGATACTGAATATAGAATGATGTCACATTCTTATTTGATAAACTTGTAAATCCTACTTTGAAGTGTAATAAAGCATATGTTCCACTTGATTCATCCACTGCATAACTTGAGTTAGCACGCTTTGCACTTACGTTAGTTAAGCTTGGCGGACTATATGCAGTTACAGTAACTGAACCACTCTTAGTAGCAGTACGACCACGTGAGTCTGTAACTGTAATCGTGTAAGTTAACGTACCACTGTCTTGAATTGCTTGAGTTGTAAACGTGCTACCACTGTATGTTTGATTATTAAATTTAGTCGATACTGATGTGATCGTTGAGCCTTGATTACCACTTGTAGGTATCGTGAATTTAATACACGATTGTGATTGTACATACAATCCCATCGCTTTACTGATTGAGTTCGTATCTTCTATCGTTGGATTACCGATTGTCGGCACTATGCCACTTCTAACTTGAACGGTTGCGTTTATCGACTTTCTACCGATAACAGTATCGCCGTTGAGCGTTTCTAAAATAAAAGTAGCAATCGCACTTGTTGTGTTAGGCATATTCTTTTCCCAACTTGTAGGGATTGTGTATGAGTAACTTACTGCAGTTGAACCTTTATCAATTGTAGCTATTAGCTTTTCTTCATTATTCCATGTTGTATATAATTTATGACTAAAGTTACTTGATGCACTCGTACCTGTAAATTTGATTACACTTCCACAATCTAGGCTAGGCTTATCAACCGAAGGAACAGTTGCACGAGGAATTGTTGTTAATTTCAAACTTCCACTGCATGAGCCTGTCGTCGGTAAATACGTTCCTCTGTCTGCATTGTTAAATGATGCGCTTACTGCAACAGTTTTAGAACCATCTGCGTTATGACCAACGGTAGCAGTACCGCTTGCCACCCATACAGTCTGACCATTGCCAACTGTAGGTTTATGAACCGCGCTGTGTACAGTTGAACCATTTATTACTACAGTATAAGTTTCTGCTAAACCATAGTGATTATGGTATGCAGTGTTCGAACGGATACCAACCCACCATTCAACAGTCGAAGTGTTGTTTTCGATTGAATAAGATTTCTCTGAAACATCCAATAACAACGAATACTTATCTGTTTGTCCTGTACTGATTCCTATATTTCCACTAAATTGAGCCATTCAATCACCTACCTTATCTTTTTAAAATCTAACGAGCCATTCGCTCTTGGTACGAATCCAAAGTTACCGACTTTTAATGACTCTGTGAACTGTCCATCTGTGATATACATTGTTTTGTCATTGATATAAGTTACTTTTTCACTATCTTTTAGAATCGCCCATTCCTGATTCGTGATTTGAGTTTTAAATTTGTTACCTGATTTTCCTAAAGTTAATGCATCTTTATCAAAACTCATGTAGCTTTTGATTTCATCAGTTGTGTCTGTTAAACCTTTTAAAGTACCATTTATACCATTGATTTGACCACCAATTTCAGTTTTAGCAGATTTAATATTTTGGCCGATTGTCCATGTAAAATCATCTTTTGTTTGTGTGAATTGAGATGTAACATCTTTTTGATAATGTTCAAATGCAGAGTTTGACACGTAAGTTTCAGATACTTTTGAAGTGATTTCATTTGCTTTAGTCTCAATAGCTGATTGTCGTTTAACAGTTTCTTCATTTACTGCTTCCCATGAACTATCACAAACTGGTGTTGTATAAACTGTTGAAGCAGGATTCTTATAAGTAACTTTATATCTAGTCCATAAATATTTACCATTTGACCATGTAGGCATTGATTCAACCCAAGATCCACCACTTTGAGTGGTCTTAGAATCGCTCATGTAATACTGTTGAGTCATACTAGCTACACCAGTACCAGTCGCACCAGTAGGACCAGTCGGCCCTTGAGCCCCTGTTGCTCCTTTGACACCTTGGACTCCTTGCGGACCTTGAATGCCTTGAGGACCTTGAGCTCCGGTAGCGCCTTTATCACCTTTCAATCCCTGTACTCCTTGCGGTCCACGTTCTCCTGTAGCACCAGTGGCTCCTCTATCTCCTTGAGCTCCTTTTATTTTGGCCCATGTATAACTTGAAACTGAAGTAGAGTCTGCTTCAACAAAATCTGTATAAGTACCAATGTAATCGCCTACAGTCTCTCCTGAATTAGAAGTAAATGTTTTACCACCATCATTTGAATACTTCACATGAAAATATGTAGTTTTTCCTGTAGCTCCATCTTTACCAGGAGTTCCATTAGTTCCATCTTTTACAGTTTGACTTGTTTTCGTACCATCGGGATTATTTACAGTAATAGTTGTAGTATTTCCACTTTTACTAACAGATACAGTTGGTGATTTACCATCTGCACCTTTAGGACCAGTATCTCCTTTAACGCCTTGAGGACCCTGTGAACCTGTCTCACCCTTAATTCCTTGTGGCCCTTGAGGTCCTGTTTGTCCGGTTTCGCCTTTTTCACCTTTCGCACCGTTCACACCCATACGAGCTAGAGAATATCCAACAGTAGGAGTTCCGCTTGTATAGTTAGTTGTAGTTCTAGTCCATAAATATGAACCTTGAGCAACAGTAGGAATTGTAGAAGACCAAGTTCCAGTAGGTACAGTAGTTCCAGAAGTAGATGCTTGGTATTCAACAGTTGTACTTTTAACACCACGTCCATCAAACTCACCACTATTAGCACGATCAGTTAAGTTATTAGCTTTATTTAATGCACTTGATGCATTACTGTTTGCACTGCTCGCAATTCCTTTTATTTCAGTGACCGATTTAGCTTGTAACGTGATTTTATCTGCGTTCTGCTTAATTGCAGTTTCAGTTTTAGTAACACGATTTGTTAAATCGTTCAAATCCTTCTGAGCTTGTTCTGCATTAGCTTTAGCAGTATCTGCAGTTGATTGTGCGGTCTTAGCATTATTTATTGCAGTTTGAGCATTGCTTTGAGCAGTAGTAGCATCTTTCTGAGCTTGTGTGACATCTGACTCTGCCTTTGATAGCCTAGTCTTTGCATCACTTATCTCTTTTTCACTCGCATCAACACGACCTGTAACTGTTTCTAGATTTAGTTTTGCATCCGCTAACTCTTTGTTAGCACTATCTAAATTTAATTGAGCACTGTCTGCTTTTTTCTTCGCTTCATCTGCTAGAGTTTGAGCACTCTGAGCATTTCCTAAAGCTTTATCCGCTTGAGTCTGAGCATCTGACGCTTTTTTCGTTGCTTCTGTGATGTCTAACTGAGCTTGAGCAGTATCTGATTGCAATTTTTCAATAGAACTAGCATGAGTTGATATTGTATCTGCAGTTTGTTTAAATTGAGTGTTCATGCTACCTTCAAGCGTTGTTAAATCACTCTTGGATGCATAAGTTTGTGAAACTGTAGTCGACAACTCACCGACTTTCTTTTCAATCTCAGTACTTACATCTGCATGAATTGCTTTTGATTCGGTAGTTAAATCAACTTTTGTAGCGTATGTTTCTTTCACTGTATTGATTTCAGTCGCATTAGCATTTGCTTTATCAACCGCACTTTGAATTTGCTTTTTTGAATCTGCAATATCTGTATTAATTGCATCAATCTGTTCTTGTGCTTTACCAGTGCTAGTATTCGCATCTTGTGCTAGTTGTTTAGCTTCACTCGATTGAGTGTTAGCGGCGTTAGCCAATTCATTCGCTTTACTTGCAGTCGTTTGAGCTTGCGTTGCCTTATCAACTGCTTCTTTTGATTGAGTGTTTGCTTGAGATACTTGAGTATGAATCTCACCGATCTTTGAGTCAATCTCATTCCATGTGTTATCAAATATAGCTTTCGTGTACTTGATTTCACTTGGATTTGCATACGTACACTTCCAACGCTTCCACAAGAATTTATCTGATTGATAAACCACATTACCAACAAACCACTCACCACCGACTAATTCGGTTTGAGAAGTCGAATAATAGAATTGTTCTTCGGCACTTACGAACGACTGACCATCTTCACCTTTAATCGTTGACCATCTGTACTTAGTTGGGTCTTCACTACCATACTGTTTTGAATCCGAATACTGACCAATAAATTTACGATTTGAATCTGTCAAACTAAAATCAACGCGACCATCTGAACTGTTAGCATACGCAATATGCACATATGCACTCGTTCCATTCTGACCGTCCTGTAATCGCATTACAGTGACTTCTGCACTGGCTTTAAGTATTTCACCGCTCATAGCTTTAAAACGATATACGGCCTTTTCTGATAGGTCTGATGCACTGACTGTAATGGTTTGATCAGTTGATAATTGCACATCATCTTTAAGCCAAACAATTGAATACTTAGATGTAATGTCAACGCCATCATCCTTGACTAATGCAGTCAATTTAGTGCTATCTGAATCATTTTTAAAAAGAACTCCATTTGAAGATACGATTGAACCTTCGTAAACCTTCTTCAATTCAATCATCTTGTTCATTTCTGAAATAAGAGCCGAACTAATCTGTGATTGTTTTTCTTCAAAGTTATCAAAAATAGTCTTGCATTTCTCTGAATCCGTAAAGCAAATCTCTTGTTCTGTGATTCGTGCTTCTAAATACAATGTAGGACTATACTCCGCATCTTCAATCGTGAATGTATCACCAATATCACCATCAATATATGCGTCAACATCGTATGTAACTTTAGGAACACAATTCTTTTTCAATTGAGCTAAAGCTTGACCATATAAGGTTTCAACGCTCTCAGTTTCATAAGACCAGATTTGCACTGCGTACATATCATTTGAATGATTTGTGATTAATGTTGAAGGGAATCTGTCTCTAGATTGAGGGGCTAGTATATTGTTACCTTGAACTTTATACAAAACATTTCCATTCGAATCCTTAACAGTTCGGCCACTGATTGAGTTCAATTGCAATCCATTTGTTCCTGTTGGACGAATTGCGGTATATAATTCAGTAATATCACTTGTTTTAGTGATTCCGTATATATCATTTGGATATCTCAGTATTGTGCTGCGTTTATCATTTCCGATTCCTTGAGCACTGTCAGAATGAGCACGATAAATATTTAACACAACATTCTTCAAAGAATAATCGTCATTTAATTCAGTGACAAACTCTAATTCTGCATCAAATACATTTGCGATTGAATACAATCTTGCGAGCACTGTATCACTGCCAGTCCATTCGTGACTAATCTTCTTATTTGATACTTCATTTTTACCGATAATAAACGATCTTTCAAATCCATACGCATTTATATACTCTTCAAACGACATTGCTTTAGTTGCTTTATATGCATCCACATATTCATTCGTTAACTCTAAGCAAAGGCCATAGGCGGTAACACTTGTAGTATCACCACCTTTTTCAACGCTCATAATCGTTAAATGATAGTCTTTACCTTTGCGTTTAAAACTTAGCTTATTGCCCTCAACTAAAAAGACTGCATCATCATGTGCAGTCATTGTAGTAAATTCAAATGTATAAGATGAGCCTTTTAAATAAGTATGCAAGGTTTCATTAAAATAATGCATTGCATTAGGCACAGTATTGTCTAGAAACGCTAGAACCTTATTGTAAGGATTTAAAATTGCAATTCTTATGTATTCCATTTATAACCATGCCTCCCTTATTCTAGCTTTAACTGTTGGTTGAGATTTTGTCCATTCTGAGCACGTAACTTTAACTTCTGATGTTCCAACCGGCGCTTTGAAGTACTGAGTACCTAACACCTCATCTTCCAATCTAGCCATTCCATTCACATAAACATGAGATGACTTACCATCAATCGTAATATTAGTATCATTTGGATACCTATTAGGAATATCTTTCCATTTCTCAACATTCATTTTTTCAAAATCAATGACATCAAATCCCATCATTGACATCACTTTGTTACCACTTCTATCTCCCCATTGTTTGAAAGCAATTTGAATCTTTGCACACTTCATGTTTTCAATCTCTGGGATGTAGAAGTTGTAGTATCTCGCCCAGAAGAAGAATCGAATATTCGCTCCTTCTTTTAAAACATCGCAGCTTCCCCATTTGTAATAAAAAGGATTCTGAGCTTGTAAATGTGATGTTGTAAATTGCCAATTTTTCAACACCTTACCATTTGCCCATATTTCATAATGGCCAGTGTTACCGATTGCATCTGTCTTGTACCAATTACATCCACAAATCAATTTATCATCTTCAGTCAAGAAGTTGATACACATTTCGCCAGTCTGACCCATAAGACCCGCATAAAAGCACAAATGAAACCAACAATAGAAGTTCTGAGCACCACTTGCATCTCCACTTGAATCTGCAGGTAATACAAGTGTTCTTAATCCGCCATTTGCATTTCCTTTTTTTGTTCCAACAGAACCTAATCCAATAAACTTTTTATCAAACCAAGTATGCTCAGCTAGTGTTCCATTTGTTCCATAACTTGGATGCATTACATCAGTGCTACCAATATCATCTTTGCATTTATAAAAATCATCAATTGAGGCTAGCCATTCACTTTGTTTGTACGTCTCACCATCCAATTCTTCGATTTTTCCGTACTGCATGATTCCTTCTTCAGATACCAAACCAATATATCCTGTTTCGGATGTTGTTGTGATGTCATAATCAACACTAACTGGTACAGTTCCTTCATTGACAATGTTTAGCACTCCATCAGTTGCAGTAAATTCTTTTTCTGTTGTCGAATATTTGCGTGGATCTGAGCAATAGATTTCGATTTCACCGATAACGTTGTTACTTCCACCATCAACCTGTGTATTTGAAGTCTTTGTTCCAATGAAATACTTATCGCTTTCATCGTTAAAAATGACTTTTACTTGCTCACCACTCAACAATTTATTCATTTTATTGAAAGCATCACGAAATTCTCTACTTCCTCTAGCTCTCAATTGATATTTAACAGTAATCGTTCTTGCAGGTGTAGTTTTATATCTGTAATAAGAACCATCCATTCCATCAATTTCTTGATCCGTAACTTCTGATTCCATTAACTCACGTCCAGTTACAGAAAGTGTTCGATAACCATCAATTTCATTTTCTAAATATACGCCATTATATGACATGGCTTCTGTCGGTAGGTTAGTACCGACAATGCCACTATTTACTGTATCTACAAATGCATACATTATTTATTACCTCGCAATCTTTCATTGAATTTAGAATGTTTATCAAACTCACTCTGATTTGCTCTATATGTTGCACGTGCGAATTCTCTATCATTGATATAAAGTGGTGTTTCAATGGTTAATTCAGCATTGTTTGTGTAGTCGTATTCTGTGTTCAAGTCGCTCACAATACCTCCAAAAGCCATTTTAGGAGCATCTAACATTGGGAGATATAATAAGTCCTCTGAAGCTCTTTTTACGTCAGAATACATTGATTCAAGGCCTAGAACAAAACCTTTACCAATCCACATACCATCTTTTCTAGTAACTTTAGATGGAGAACCGATTTTAGCTTTTGCTTGAATAGCTGCATCCGCAGCAGCTGCTAAACTAGCGGCCGCAGATCTAACAGAACCTTCGCTTGCTCTTAATCCATTTGCTAGACCTTGACCAATCATACGACCACAGTATTCTGCTCGTGATTGACATGAATTAAATGCAGATATAATTGATTGACAAGAACTTTTTGCAACTGATACACCTGTTTTAAGACCACTGCCTAACCCTTTAGTGAAGTTAGTTCCCATTGCGGTTCCAGATGTCGTTGCTTTTGCTTCTGCATTTGTCATTGCGGTAACAATTGCGTTAATAGATGTTACTGATGCACTAGATGCACTTGTAAATGCACTACTAATTGTTGAAGCCACTGTAACTAACACCGCAATACTTGCTGCAGTAGCCATTACAGAACTTGCAACTGGTGCAATAGCTCCTGCGAATGCAGTCATAGCTCCACTCGCAACTGTTAACGGTTCTGAAATTCCGCTTAATGAGCTTAAAGCATCTGATAATGATGGAATTGTTGCCGATAATGATTCAATACCTGCTTGAGTTGATACGATCATTGTTAATGCGGTTGCTAATGCCATCATTTGAGCGCCAGTATCGCCCATTCCACTTGATGCAGTTGCAATAGCTCCAATTCCTACTGCTACCGCTCCTAGACTTGCACCCATATCAATTAAGTTAAGGCTCGTAATAATCTTGATTCCATTTGCTAGTTGCTTGAAACCTTTACCTGCATTTAATGCAGACTGTCCAACAGATTTAATCACTCCTGATACTGAGTTTAAGATTCCACTTACTGTTTCACCAAATGATTGAATCACATTTGAAATCCCTTCAAAAACGTCTTTAATAACTGGGCCAAAAGCAGAGACAACATCTGCAACACCTTCGAGAACCATTTGCAAGCCTTCACCTTGTGAACCGACTAATGCCATAGCAGCACCAGTGGCAAGAATAGCTGCTGCCAACGCTAACCATGTAGTTGGCGGTACCATTGCAATCGCAGTTCCTAAACCTGTAAATGCAGTTGCTAAACCCTGGCCGATTCCTTGCGCTACTGTACTGATTGCAGTACCAAATGATTCAATAACAGTACCGACTCCTTCTAACGCGGATTTGATTCCATTTCCAAGTCCTTCGAATACATTACTGATTGCATCTCCTAGACTGGTAATGATTCCTTTTGCTCCTTCACACACAGAAGAAATAACACTTGAAATCCCTTCAAAGGCAGAATTAATAATCTGAGCTGCTTTGGAAGTTTTTTGTGCAGTTTGTATACTTGCATTTCCAATATCAGGTACACCACTTGAAGATGGGCTAGATGTTGGAGCACCTTCTGTACCTCCAATGCCTTTGATTTTATCCATGATTGATTTTAGCTTTGAATAGCCACTCTGTGCAGAAGCAACCACTCCACTAACCATGCTAGATACTTTGCTACCTACTTTAATTCCAACAAATGCTCCGGCTAACAATTTAACTGCACTCGCAAATTTCTTAACATCTTTTGTTTTAAGATTTGCTACAAAGTCTGCAATTTTACCAGTTACATCTTCTACTTTTGCAATGATATTTCCAATATCTTCTCCTAGTTGCTCAAAGACTTTGCTATCCTGTAATTTATCCATTACATTTCCGATAGCATCCTTGATTTTATCGAACATCGTGATTGCGTTTTGTACTGCATCTGCTTTCATAAAGCCATCATAGAATTGTTGGATCATAGCTTTTGCGTTGTTTGCCCTGTCTGCTAGCCAATCCATAGCTTTTGATACATTCTCCATGACTCCAGGTTTAAAATCCCAAGTTAATCCATCATCTTTAGTTTCCATGATTGAATTTCTGAAATCGTAGATTTTAGATTTAATCTTTTCTAGATTATCAACCAATCCTCCCATAGCTTTTGATTTCAACATATTATTCATTGCAGACATGAATCCTTGTTCAAGGTTCTGCACTGCGCTTTTGATGTTGGTCATGGATGTTTTGATACCTTTAGAAGCTTCTAATGCAGTGTCTGCAAATCCACCTGTTTCAGTATCACATTCAATCATTGCATCGTTTAACTGGTCAAATGAAATAGTTCCGTTCTGCAATGCTTCATACAATTCATTTGTATTTCCACTCGCAATACCCAGTTTTTTTGCAACCTTTGTCAATGCAGGTGCCATTGTTTCCTGTAATGTTCTCCATGACTGCATATCTACTGTACCTTTAGCAAGCATCTGTGAATACTGTTGTAATCCACGTGATGCATCTTCAGAACTAGATCCACTTGCTAAAAACGCATGGTTCAATGCGATTGTAGTATCCGTTGCCTTGTCAATATTACCTGTAACGGCCGCCAATGATTTAGATGTTGTAACGACATCCGCCAAGCTCGTTGGTAAGCCTTGAACTGATTGATTTAACTTTGCAACACTCTTTTGAGATTGCTCAACTTCGAACCCCAAAGACTTCATTACTTTTGGATAGGATTGCATGGTATCAAATCTGTTTATAGCACCATCAAAAGATGAGCTTAGAACGTTCATTGTTGCGCCAATAACCTTTGTTACACCAACGCCAGCCACAATAGATTTAACTCTATCGCCAAATGATTCACACGCTCCTAAAGCTTTTTTCATTGTTGAGGTCATGTTTTTATCGGTTGCCGACAATATAGCCTCAACGCTAAAACTTTCTGCCATTGTTATCCCTCCTTCTTTTGTTCTTTTATGAACTGCGCTAAACCATCAAACTTGCTTTTCTTCTTAATACCCATAACTCTGTCCAACTGCTTTTGATAATCAAAGAATTTATCGAATTTCGTATAAACAGGTTTCATCTTTTTACCTACTGGCTTCCTTGCACTTGCTGCCATATTCAAATAAGCCTGCAAGTGTAATTCGTAATGTTTATCTACAATTTGAAGTTCTTTAGACTTCATCAAAAGACGATATTCGTAAGGAGTAATATTATCTACCTGATCCAAGTTTTTGAATCCTAGATACCTAAAACAAGTCATTACAACGCGTTCATAAAATTCATTAAATGTTTCTTCTACTTCTTCTCTGCTTCCTGCGTGCTCACTAGTGGCCTCACTTCTTTCTTGCACGCATTCGCTTGAGATAAAAAATTAATTACATCTTCAAAAACTTTGTCGATATCATCAACGTCTTCTAGATAATTTTCGACATCCGCTTTCTTTAATCTTGGTGTTTGTCCTACATTCATGTAGAAAATGCAATCTGCTAATGCATCAATATCACCATCAATGATGCTTGCAACCATAAATTTCAAGCCTACTTCTTTTTTCTTGCCTGTATTAGGTACATCTACAGTTACTTTTTTGTTTACCTCGTGCAAGAACCCAAATCCTGCTACTAGTTTATAAATTTCTCCATTTACTTCAATTTCCATGTATTTACTCATTCAAAGTCCTCACTTTCTAAATACAAATATAAAAGGGGCAATTTCTGCCCCCTATTTTCTATACGCTTTCTGTTTCTTTAGTTACATCTTTGTAAACGTAAGATGCAATCTCCTGTTGTTCTTTAGTTACTGATGCATATCCATCTGCACCATTTCCATTTGCTCCAAACGTTAAATCAACTTCCACAGAGCCTTCTGCTTCAGATGAAATCGAGCATTCTGTTAAATATCCTTGGTAGTATTTGGCTTTAAACTTACCGACATTTGTTTCAGTTCCTTCTTCCGCTAGGTTTACTTCCCAACATTCGACTAATTCATCTGCCAACATAGCCTTTTCTAATTTATCAATGATTGCATCACCTTTTGGCATAATAGATGTCGATGTGATTTCAATTTCTGCCACTGATGGTGTACGAATAGTTCCATCTTTTGTAGCAGTTGTATCTGCATCTTTTGTAACGTTTCGTTCGTTTTCTGTTGGGAAAGCAATTGCACTAGCATTTTCTTTCTTTGAATCTTTTGCAACTCTGAAAAGATAAATAAGCTGCTTACCATTTACCGCTTCAATTACTTTATCTGCGAACATTTGTAAATCAAATTTCATTATTTTCTTCCTCCTGTAATCTTGAAATCCAACTCAAGAACACCATGCATCAATGGTGCTCCTATACTAGAATCCGATAATATCCGTTGGTTGATATTTTGGATCATAAAAGCAAAGTTGTTTGTGTGATTAATCTGTCTAGCTACTTTCTTAATGATTTGCATGATTTCAGACAACTCTCCACGCTTCATAGGATTGTTGTGCCATACATCCACAACTTGTGTGATAGTACCTAGAATCATTGTTTTATTTCCATAATCATCAACAAGTTGGCTGCTACCGATATAAACATACGGATATGGTGTCCCTTCACATGGAAGGAACGTATCATATACGCTAATTTCTTTACTCTTTAACTCTTTTTTTAATTGCACTAGTAATGCACTAAATAATTCTTGCTGAGAATCCATATCATCACCTACTTAACTAGCTTTTTCATATCTGACTTGAACATTGGCACTTGTTGTTTGAACGCAGGTCTAACAAACGGTTGAGCATCCATAAAACGTGTTCCAAATTCAACATAAGGTGCATAATATGTTGTTGGCCCTTCTGCATATGTGAATCCACCATCACGTGTTTCACCTCTGATACTCTTTTTAGTTGTTCCTATTGTATAGTCCCCTTTAAATACTGCATTGCTAACAGTTTTACTTTGCAACTCAATACCGTTTTGTTTGACTACTGTTTTCACATCGTCAAGTGTGCAGTTCTTCTTCAATTTCTTTTGAAGTTTGTCTAATCCTCTTATTTCAACTTTTGCCATCTATTGCACCTCAGACAGAATAAAAGACTCCTTTGTACGGAGTCTTCTTGAATAATCAACTTTGTATTTTTTTGTACCGATTCGAATATGATCAAAAGGCTTTTGATAGATGTTCTGTATATGACAAGTAAGGCTACCTTGTCTGATTTGTCCGTATATCTGCATCATAGTTTGTGTTTTTGTATCCATTACGGAAGCCATTACCATTTCTTCTACAGGTGAACCATCTTCATAGTTGCCTGTGTTCTCATTATAAGAACCTTGCACAAACCTTTGAAAGTAAATAGGTTTATCGTACCTCATAAGAACCGAACCTTTCCTTTATTTTGATTGGCTTGCTCATCTCTCCAGGATTGAATCTCAGAAGAGAAAGAAGAGAAGTCATCATCATTAAATGACATTGACTCCCCTTCAACTGAATGTGTTTGAACACCCTCAGAACCAATTCTATTAAAACGTTTGATGGACACTTCAGTAATGATATATTCTAGCTCGTCAGGTATGATTTGGACGCTTAGAAGCGCTTTAAGTCGACTTTCCGTAAGTCTTATAATGGTATCTAGCTTTTCATCATCAGTTTGCAAACCAAGAAGCAGTTTTACATCATTTAATACGGTTGTTGTCGACATATTCAATCACCTATGCCTTTAAAACAACAACTACATCACCTTTTGATACTGCTTTGTAGTTTTTGTCACATTCTACGATTGTGCAGTGATTAGATGCTGCTGCTTTGATATCTGCTCCTTCTTCGAAGTTCTTCCAAGATTTTACATCTGCACCATATGCCACTGTTTCTTCAGAAGCTCCTACCTTATATTTGAATTTGTTATTCATAGATTGTAACTGTTCTGCAACTGCTACTTTTGTAGTTCCTGATTCTTCACCTTCAGAAGCAGTCAATGTTAAATCACGCAAAGTTTGGGTATTTGCTTCACCTACTGCAAAGTGTGCAATTGCATCTTGATATTCGCACATTAAACGTAATCCCATGATTGCGAACATATCAGAAATAGCACGATCATAGTTTCCTTCTACATGGAATCCTAAGAAACCAGTAGTGCTATCTGTAGTATATGAAAGTCCTGCTTTTACAAATTCAGAATCACTTGGATCTACATAATATGCAATGATGTTGTTCATTGGAGTAGCCACTACTGTTTTTTCTGCAACTCGGTCTGTTAAGAATACAATATCTGCTCCTAAGAAGCTCTTAATGTATGTTAAACCGAATGCAGTCTGCATAGATACATTAGCTTCTCCTAAATAGCGGTAAGCATCCAATGTGTTGACGAATACGGCAATACCAGTAGTATTTCGTTTCATCTGTTGGAATTTGTGTTTAACATTACCGATTGCCATTGCGATTGCCATTTGCCAAGTTGCTTCATGCCCTACTAAGCTACCTAAATTCAACTGTTTATATAAGCGATCAGTGATGTTATCTTGTAAATCAATACGGAATTGTTCATCTGTATCAGATACTGCAGCTTCAAAACCTTTTTCTGCAATTGCTTCAATAGATACGGCTTTACGGAATTTCTCGATTCGAATTGTATCGAATACTTCTTCTTCAACTTTGTATTCGCTTAATGGAATAGATTCACCTTCTGCTACCTTTCCATCCTGTAACGTTCCTGTTACTTTCTTTGTTTTTAAAACAGAACCATTTGCTTTACGAATTGGGCGAATGATTCCTAATACATCCAATAAAGCTTGGATATTCTTTCCAAAACTAGTAACAAAATCAATTTCATGTGCTCTAACTTGGATGTTATCTGCTCCTGTTAATCCTGTAGGTGCTGCAAACATTTGCAAGTTCATACCTTTATAAATTTTTTTCATATGTTAGTTCTCCTTTTTCTATTACTGGAATAAATCCATATTTTCCGCAATCATGCGTTGTCTTTCCATTGGATCAGTGATATTCAAGATTGATTCACGAGTCACCCCTTTGTTTGAACCTCCACGTTTAGGACCGTTGCCTTTCAGTTTTTCTTTAACTGCTTTTTCTACTTCAGATTCAAACATCTTAACAAATGTATCAACCGCTTTCTTTGTTTTATCTGCATCTTGATCAACTAGAACAGATAAAAGGTCATCACCAACGTTAATATTGTGCTCTGTGCACATTTTGCGTGCTTCATTTGTCATTTCTGCAATCGCATTTTTTGCTTTCAATTCATCCAACTCTTTTTGTACCTTGTCACGTTCTGCTTCTGCTCGTTCTTGAGCATTCATGTCGGCTAAGCGCTTAGCTTCTGCTTTTTCTTTTTCTTGATCCGCTTTCCAACGTGCAAACCTTTTATCAAGAATCGCATCCAAATCTTTATCTGAATATTTCTTTTCAGATGATTTGTCTTTTTCTTGGTTGTCTTGTCCTTCAGTTGATTGAGTATTTGTTGATTGAGTATTTGTTGATTGATCGCCCTCATTTTCACCTGAAGTTTCATCTGCAAAAAGTTGTAAGCAAAAAGGTAGTCTGTCATTGAATTTTTTCATATATATTTCCTCCTATTTTTCTGACTTTGCTTGTCATTTCCCATATCTTTTTAAGGCTTAAATGCTTGGCCTATAGCCCATACAGTTTAACGACGTGAATGCTTGGTCTTGTTTGGTAATGTGGATATGTAGGCTTTGTAAGTCTTGGCTTTTCCACAAAAAATGCACCGTTGATTACGTACTTCAACGATGCACTCTAGCCACTGATCGAAATAAACCTTTTCGACACGCTCCAAATATTTGTGATTACACATCTCTCAGTTCCACACATTCAGGATATGCTTCTTCTGTGCCTTTGCATCCAACTCTGAAGAAATTAATTGCTAATTCTCCAGCAAGGTCCAAACTTGAGATATACAACGTCTTGCAATTCTCATCAGGGCTATCACATCTGCAAAGTGCATCGGATGTTTCGTCGATTGAATTGGCCAATGTCAAAAATAGTACTGAGATAGCACTGCAGACGATATCTTTTCCTATCGGAGCGTAACGAGCATGGCCATGTACTTCAATCAGGCAATCACTTTCTGTCTGTTTAATCTTAATTTTTATCACATAATATCACTCCCTTGCATAATAAAAGGCCACTCGTTTTGAGTGACCATAATTACATCACATTTTTTAATACTCATCATTTAGTAAACTAAAGAGTCAATAATATTCTTCGGTAAATCAACATCTGAAAGGCGGCCTTCATTTTTCCTGAATTCCTCTGAAATTTTGTCCCAGTTCTCATATAAAACTTTTGCGTTTTCCCAATCTTCCAAAAGATTTTCAAAAAAAACTTTATCGTCAGATATTTTGCCATCTAAAACTGGTTTATTTTTCATAGTTATCAGTTCCTTTCTACACCAAAACTATAGCCTTTTTTCAAGCAATATTATCAGTACTTAAGTACCTGATATACAATTACAAAATAATCATCTCTTGCCACAACTTCCTCCTAAAGCATAGCTACTTATCTACGAAACCTTTTTTTGGTTTTTTCAATTCTTCTAAATATTTTGCAAAATCATCTTTGATTTCTTGTGGTGTATCCGGTTTTAACACAGTTACTTTCATATCTGACTTATCCCAATCTATATAGGGATACCAACTTGGCATCAAATGCATGATCATATTCACCCCTTCAATTTAATATCTACTAATCGTTTAATTTCTTTTGATAATTCATAAGCTTGAGTACCATTTATAAAGCAATCACTAAAAGCTTCAGCTAAAGCTTCTGAGTTGTTTTTAGAAGCGTATCCTGAAATGTTATTAAGTGATTCCTTTAATCTATTCCCTTTAATTATACCCTTTGCTCTAAGATTATTAAAGGCTTCTAAGACTATTTTTCCAGATTCATTACACTCTTCCCATGCATTTTCCTTTTGCAATGTATTCTTATAATTAATATTCCTATTCAAAAATACAAATTCTAAAACATGAGCAGCTTCATGCACCATATCACTTTCAATTGTTGTACCTTTTATCCAATAGCCTTTTCTTACCTGCTCTTTTATAAGTTTGCTATAGGCTTCGAGATCTTTAAAATACTCAGGATTTAAGCTAATGTCGTTTTTACTTGGTCTAAACACCATTGCTCCATTATCTGAAGTTGATATACGTTTTACATATTTATTGATTTCCGGATATTGATATAGCATGTTTCTTAAGCTTTTAAGCGCTCTTGAAACACTTGAGTAATTTAGTTCTTTTACAGACTCGTCTATCTCAATATTAAAATCATTCTTCCATTCTGTGGATAGATTGGCATAACGCTTATCACTGGATGTTTTTTCTATTTTTTCTTTAACCTTTGACATTAAAAAGCTTTTGCTTTTATCTGATTGCCTTTCTTTCCACTCATCGAATCTTAGACTATGCTCTCCATTTGCTAATCCATTTAGCCATTTTTCATACTCCTTACGGTCTGAATGTGGTGCCGTTGCACAATGACAATTCGGATGTAAAGGTGGAGCGTTTTCCCCTATTTCCATATCTTTAAGTTTAAAGACCTTGCCATCCATTTCTTTACACAACGGACACACATCTTTTAAGCTACAGGCAATATATTCATACTCATCTATTCCGTTAGCTTCGTAAGATTCTGCCTGTGCTTGCGTTTGAACTCGTGCAATTTCTGTTCGCAACAATCTTTCTGCATTGCATCTTGATACATCGAATTTCTTTCGTATCTGAGGGATAAACTCTCTTGGATTCTTACCTTGAATCAATGCATTTGATAGAACACTGGATAAACTGTTTTTTAGCTGATCTTGATTGACCCAAATTCGTTCTGAAAAGGTTGCGTTCTTAAAAGATGAATCTGCTACTGTTTTGGCCATCTTCGCATTGTCAATCACTGTATCGCCTAAGATAGAAGCGTTACGTTTGATCTCTTCTAAATACGCTCCTTCAAGCTTATTGCCAGTATAAGACTTCAATTCGTCATGACCTACCACAAGCTCTAATCCAATGTTTGCTTTTAAAAGCTCCAATCGGTTGACTTTCATCGCAAGATTATAAAGTCTCATCTGTTCATTGGCTTCATCTGAAAAGTTCTTTTCCTTTACATACTTCTTAGCTTTTCTTTGATATGCTTTGATATCTATGTTAGAAACCTTCTTTTTGGCTTCCGACATTGTGATACCTTCTTTTGATGCATAGCGACTAAAAAAGGATTCGATTTCCTTTTCAACCGAATCCATCATGTTTGCATATATTTCTTGTATCTCATCTGCATATTCCTGCTCATCTTTTAAGCGTTTCTTTTTCCATTCAAGCTCACGATCTCGCCAATATGTTTTACTGCTCATCGTTTTGTGAATCCTCATTATTTTGGAAGATTCGGTTTTCGGTTTCTACCATATCATTCTCATCTTCCTTTTTGATACGTTCCATTTCGGCATTCGTATCCTCAACTGCCGAGATAAATGACAATTGAGTTTCGTGAGACACGATTCCTGATAATTGTGCAGCAGTCTGTGCTTCTTCTAATAAGTTTGCAGGATAATTTTGTGTAAACTTGTATTCAACCTCAAGCCAGTCATTCTCAGAACGATGTGTGATCGCATTACTAAATAAGACTCGATATCTACGATTCATTCCAGATGTGAACTTTCGCTCTTTCGCTTTTGCAAGGTTTGACATAGAAAGAAGCTTATATCTCAATGCAATACCTGATGACGTTCCAAAGTTCTCATCATTAATATTGGCCACCATTGAGTTTTGGAAGATTAAACGCTCTAATCTGTTGATCAGATTTTCCTGTGTTGCATCTGCATTTGGCTTTGACATGAAATCAACTACAATTCCATCACCGCTTCCATCCATTGACTCAAAGTTAATTGTTCGATTATCACGAATGTGTACCAAATCTGAATCTTCTACTTTCGGACCTAAGATTTTTAAATAGGCATCTGCAAAGTAATCAACATCATTTGCTTTTTCTGACATTGCCTTGTTATAGGCATTAATCAAACTGTATGTTGATTCAAAAATAGACATACGTTCTTCGTTTTCAATAAATTCAGTGGCCGGAATATCGTTGAATCCATGCTCTACACCATTAAACACATGAAGGCCACCTTTATCGTTGAACTCATATTTATATGTTTTGTCGTAGATATATCCACGCATAACCTCGTCTACAATCTGATAAGTTACAAAATATCTAGGCTTCTGAACTGTTGATTCATCATAAACCATGAAACCTTCTCTTGGATCTAAATAAGTGATTCCTAAATTTCCGTAATCATCATTGAAATACAATTCATATCCTTTTCCAAAAACACTACAAATCTTAGATAGTTCTGCATTGTTATCGTCTTGGTCATTGTATTTATCTAGCAAGTTGATATAATCATCAATTTCTTTTTTCTTAGAAGATACTTTGATTGGAACACCAATAAAAAAACCGTTGAATGTATCAACAATGTATTTTGCAAAGTTGACCACAACACGGTTATCAGGTTTATAAGATTCTTTGTCGGCTTGATGTAAGATCGGATAATCTCCAATATAGGCATCGTATAACTTTTTATACCTATCTGTTATTAACGACTTATGTTTTGTTATCAATCCATTCAACACTTCAATATTAATGATGTCTTTATCGTCAGATAGCTTAAATATCGTATCCGGTTTAATAATGTATGCGTTCATTAAATACCTCCTTTAAATGTCCTTAATTTAACTCGTCCAAATGTATATTTTTCAACTGCATAACGCATTGCATCCATTAAGTGGTTGAAATCATCAATTGGGCGGTTAATTTTATTTCCTAATCTGTCTTCATCCCATGTGTAGTTTCCAATTTCAGTTATGAAATTAACACATCTAGGATGAATGATGATTTCGAAATCTTGAATATATTGAATCCCATGTGTGATGGAATCCTTTCCCTTTTGTGATTTTTCAACACGAAGACCATAACCCCTAAGTTCATCAATCGACTTAGGTTCTGCACAGTCTGCCGTGAAAGACTTCTTTTGATAATGCACGTTTTCAATCTCTTCATATAGCTTTTTATTGGAAAGACCCTTTTTATAAATTTCATCCCAAACATAAAGCTTTTTATGTTCTGTATCAATGAAACCTATAAAAACTGCAGCAGGGTCATTTGTATACCCAAAGTCAATACCATTTACAGAATCACAGTTGATGACTTGATCTAGTGTAAATTCTTCTTCTTTCCAATTTTCATAAACCAATCCATCAACGATACCCCAATTTCCAAGACCTGCAACTTGATATCGCCTAGGATTTTTCTCCTTCATGTTATCGAACAATCTTAAATCGGCTTCATCTAGCCATTCATTACACTTATAATTGGTTGTGATGGCTAATATATCAGGGTCGTTCTTAACATCAAAGAATCTTTTTTTAAGCCAGTGGTGTTCATTCCATGGGTTGAATGTAATCATCCATTGCTTCCAAAGATAAGGTGGTAACTCACCACGAATTGACTCATCTAATGTATCAAAGTCTTTTTCGCTCGTTATTTCATAAGCCTCTTCGAGCCATACCCAACATAGAAACCCATAATCTACAGTAATAGATGTTATTTTTAACGGATCATCAAGCCCTCTAAAGAGAATCTTTTGCCCAGTTGGAAGATATGTTGCCTCCAAAGGCGAATATTTAAATTCCCATAAGTGTTCAACCTCTAATCTTCTTGTTGCCCATTTTAAATCCGTGAAGCACGAATCTTTAAGTGTTCGATAAGTCTTACGAACTACCAATGTATTCGACTTATCATACTTCATCATGTTGTAGATAATGCGTAATGCAGTTGTTTTTGATTTCTTAGAAGCACGAGAACCTTTGCATGCAGCATAACGTCCTCTGAAGTTCCAATAGGATTTATATCCTTTCCCTACTATTTTAGGTAACTTGATAGATTTAGTCTTCAAGCTCATCCTCTCCTTCAAACTTAGGGACTACGATTTCTGCTTGAACTTTGTCTGTAAACAGTGAATATCTTTTTCCAAGTAATTCCGCAGCTCTATTTGCATCAGAAAGCTTTGCAGGAATCTCAACGATTTGAGGAACTTCTTCTTTGACTGTTTTCTTTCTTGGCTTTCCATCTCCTGTATCGACATACTCCGATCGTTCTTTTGTCACTGTAACGACAACAGACTCTTTCATTTCTCGTCGCATTACTTTTGTGAGGTATTCCATGACTTCTTGAACGTCTGCCACATTGTTACTGTGCGCTTTTTCAAGACACTCATCCACATATTCTCTGATATGCGGTAAAGCTAATAACCTGGATGCATGCTTTGATGCATTATCTCGGCTCTTGCAATTCTTATAAACTTCCAAATAAGCATCCACTGCGTTCATCGTTATCAAATAGTTCTCACAAAAAAGCTTTTGCTTTTCAGTCAGTTTAGCCATAGAATTCCTCCTTTCATTATTTTGAAATTAAATATCTGTCTTAATGCCCTTTCCATCCTTTTCTTGGTGAGCCAGCTCCTCTTACCCACAATTGATCTACTTCTTTTGCTATTTGTCTTTTTCGACGACGTTGTTCTGAATCTTTATTAGCTAAATCTCGGCTTGTAAGCTTTTGTACTTTATAACCCATAGATTTTGCTCTAGAAGCTATATCGGATAAGGTCCTAGGAATTTCCCTACTTCCACTATCAGCAAATGATGCCCCAGAAAAAGAAAATACTTTCTTCCCTTTTTGCCTATACTCAAATACAGTTCCATCTCCTGTGGTAACAGTTAAACCAACTGTCCCCCCCCCCGATTTACATATTGTCCTCTTCCACCCATAAGTAAATTTCCTCCTTATTCATGTATAAAAAAAGCACCTTGAATTAACAAGATGCTTAGATAGCGTTTAAAATTTAAACTGATATTTTTTAACAAATCGAAAAGGCGCTCCGATTCGAACGGAGGTTTCCTCAGTGCGTATCATAAATAGATAAGCATACATCAAAGTGTAATCACCCCTATACGACTACCTTTTCTTATTTTTATTTAACCATAACCGTTTTACACGGTCAACCATCTTTCTTTCAACTGCTTGTTCCTCTACCGCCCATGTTTTCTTGCCCTCTCTATGACTTTATTTTTATAATAAATAACTTTTGTGCCTTTGAAATCATGTTCAATAGATTGGCCATAAATTAGAATTGCAGTAGGCTTAAGTTTATCGATCATGTAATCTACACCATCTTTCCAAATTGATCTTGCATATTCATCCTTGATACATCCAATAGTTGAGATTGCTACAACTCCTCCTGGTTCTATACCATCGAAACAGAATGTGTATGTTTCTCTTTCTGCCCAGGAAACTGTTGGAATTACACATATCCCTAAATTTTGAAGATATTGCCCAATTAATCTACTTCTATAGATATTCCATACTTTCATGGCTCTAGGCATATCCATGTAAAGAGAAAAATCTGGTGTAAGAACACAGTCATACTGTTTTAAAATATTCACATATCGTTCGGGAGTGTTCCAAATGCGTTCAAACTGATAATCATCAATAAACATATGAATTCCAGATTGATAATTCTTTGAAGAAATTGCTTCATTGAATCCAATTAACTCATTAGGAATATGAAGTGTCTTTTTAATAACAGGCATCTCAAATGGGCCATCTGTTTCAAATGGATCATATAAATCTAGATTGTATTTTTTGATTGTCAATTCTCTTCCTGGCATGGAACACCTCCTTTCTTGTTTCTTGCATAAAAAAAGCCAAGACCTCTGTCTTGACATAATTTCTTATAATATTAGTTTACCACGGAATTCTTGTCCACTAGGGGACAAAATGCATTATTCGTAACTTTTTACCTCAATAACTGTATAACTGATTGGATCTCCATTCTTTAATCTTACTCGCATTTTCGCATTCAATTTTGATACTAGTGGAAAGCTAATCTCTTTTTCCTTTACTTTTTTCAAAAAATTTTCATCCTCAATATCTGCATTGATTGTTTTCCCAAGGAATTTAAACTGCCATTTACTGTTTCCTAATAAATCAGGCTTCCGAACAGTTAGTACTCCTGTAGCTTCTTGTTCGGTGATATCACCATTTAGTGATTCAACATCAATAGGATTCCTAGTTCTCATTAAATCTTCTTTATCCATTTCAACAGTCTTCACAGTTTTATCTTCAGTAACTGCGATAGAAAAGCCTGTCCGCTCACCATCTTCTGAAATAGTTCTTGATAATTCTGATAAGCACTTTTCTATTGAGGAATCTCTTGTGTAAAGATTATATGTTCTGTTATCAATATAGGTTACATTACCAACACAAGACTTGACTATAGTATTATTCCCTTCATGAATTACTTCTGCAGGCATTTGTCCACCAAGATTTTTCTTCAGTTCAACAATACTATTAAACGATTCTAGGATAGGTGGCATCAATGGAAATAATACAGCGGCCATTTCAACAATCTGCTCTATCGTTATCATAAAGCTACCTTTTTCGATATTCTTTACTTTAAATTTACAAAAATCATTTTCGCTTATTGACGAATCAGCAATTTTACCTAAAACCGCAACAACACAGTCTAGCGACTTAGATAATGTTTCTATATCAATGTCATTTTCGCCTTTAAACCTTAATGTAAGTGTTTCTTTTTTCATGACATACCCTCTTTTAATCAACATTATTGTACCACCTCTTCTTTTAAACACTAATACCTATATGAACATTATCAACGTCAATTAAACTAATTTACCAATTTCTCTGCGGATATGTTTGTACATTCCGTTCTTTGTATAACCATATTTTTCTGCAACATCCCATGCATTCATATTCCAAAAGTATAGATCAAACAAAATATTCTGATCGCGCAAAGATAGAAGTTCTATTGCTTTACATTCATTCAAACGTCTACGATAATAGTTGATTTCTGCCACCTTTTGAGATTCTTCTTCCATCATTCCTAAAGGGCTTGTATAAGAACCATGAAAGGTCGGCATAGGAGCATTTGATTTCTCCTGCTCCTTTGTCAACCTAATTGGATTATGACTAAGCCCTAGCATTTTATGATTCAGGACTTCAAGTTCCTCGTTTAGCTCAATGATTCGATGGCAGCAATAATTTGCTGACTTCAAATCATTCAACATTTGATTTACTTTTAATTTGTTCATTTTGTCCACCTACTTCTTCTTTGCGACAGCTGACCCTCTGTGCCAAGATTCCTCACCACCGCGATATCTTCTCTCGTTCGCTTTTTCTTGGTGTTTCTTATACTCTTTTAGCCCAAAATTCTCACGTTCTAATTTGACGATGTAATTCGTAATTTGTTCTAAGCATGATTCCATAGAAATAAATCTGGTACTAAACCCTATCAGATCCCATATCTTTCTATCTAAACGAGCACAAGCTTCTCTTACAAATTCATCATGAATGTCATTTATGTTTTCGACTAAAAAAACTTTCATCATTCCACATCCTTCAAATACTCTAATTCTTTCAACATAGATTTGTTCCTTTGAAATTGTAGTCAAACCAAACTCTTTCATGATGGCCGAATTCAGCTCATCTTGTTTCTTTAGCATTGTCTCAATCATGCGTAGTTCTGAGTCTTTCATT